CCGAGCGCAAGAGACTATTTCATTTTGGTCTACTTCTTTTATCCGTGGAGTTACTCTTGACAATGCCATTGTTATTGTCGATGAGTTCTCGAATCTTAACTTTCATGAATTAGATTCTATGATTACTCGCATTGGTGAGGACTCTAAGATTATGTTCTGTGGTGACATTACACAATCGGATTTAGTTAAGAGTAATGAAAAGAATGGAGTGTCTGATTTTATTCAAATCCTTCAGCAGATGCGTGAGTTTACTTGCGTTGAGTTTGGTATTGATGATATCGTTCGTTCTGGATTAGTTAAAGCATACCTTCTCACTAAACACAATCTTGGTTTTTAATGTTTAATTTTATTGATGTAAATCTCAGCGAACATGTTGAGGTTGAACCTGTGACAAGAGATGGTACTAGATTTTATCCAATTCCTGGAGCAGATAAATACTATCCGAGTGTAACCTCAATCACATCCTTCAAGAGTGCAGCCTTCTTTAAAAAGTGGCGTAATAAAATTGGTGAAAACGAGGCGAATCGAATTACTGCTAGAGCAACTCAAAGAGGTACTGCTTTCCACGCAATAACCGAAGATTATATCAAAGGACAACTAGATCTTGATAGGTACTTGGAAAATAACCCATTATCTGTTAGAATGTTTCAGTCAGCAAAGTCGGAGCTGAACCGTATCAACAACATCCATTGTCTAGAAACCTTTTTGTATTCACATTATCTTGGTCTTGCTGGTCGTGTTGACTGCATTGCTGAGTTCGACGGTGAATTAGCAGTAATCGATTTCAAAACTTCAACTAAAGAAAAAAAAGAGGAATACATCGAGAACTATTTTGTTCAAGAGACTGCATACGCAGCAATGTTCCTCGAACGTTCAGGTATTGAGGTAAAAAAAATTGTCACACTTATCGCCACTGAAGAGGGAACTATTCAAGTATTTCAGAAGTACAATCTTGATGACTATCTACACTTACTCAAATCCTATATTGAAGAATTTGTTAGGGGACACACAAATGCCTGAACAAAAACCAGAGGAAAAATTTCTAACTCCTACAAAGTTTTCACAAGAGATTGAAACTCTAGTGAAAACAAGTGGAGGTTTGATTTCATACATCGAAGCAGTATTAACATACTGTCAAGAGAATGAGATTGAATTGGAAACTATCTCAAAGTTAATTTCAAAACCACTTAAAGAACGTCTGCGGCATGAAGCAGAAACGTTAAACTACATGAAGAAAACATCCAAAGGAGTATTGCCACTGTGACAGGACTTGAAGTGTATAAAATGTATCTTGCATTGAAGATGCACTTCACTAAAGACTCTTATGATTATGTAAAATACAGAGGCAAAGTTTCTGCCTCAGAAAAATCATTTGAAGAACGTCGCGACCGATATTTCTTCAAGAAACTTGCGACAAAGTATGAGGATCATGTTATCCAAGATTACTTTGTCGCAAATTTTATGCATGACCCTAAAGGATACATCCAATCATTCTCCATTGATAATTATGAGAGGTGGAAAGTAAATCAAGAGTCATTCTGTTATAAATTTAGACAGGATGTGCATCTTTTGTTAGAAGATTATGAATCTCCCTATCAAGATAAGTTTGATAAAATTTTTAAAGTTCGAGAAGGACAACATCCATCTCTCTTGAAGTACTATCTTTCGGGAGAGATAAAATTAGAAACCCTAGTTATATTTGAAACCTGTTTGGGGTATATCAATCAATTTGATAAGCATTTAAAAGACCCCATCTGGAAAGACATACGAAGGAGAGTACTTAAGTACCAACCATTTTTAAAAGTTGATTGTGTCAAGTATAAAGGGGAAATATTAACAGTCATAAGGACAAAACTATGAGTTTTTTTAAATCAGAACAGGTACAAGATAACTTACAAGATATTTTTAAAACCTATCAACAGATTGCAGGAGTCACTAGTAGACTGAATGCAATGAACAAGGAAGAAAGACTTGATCATATCGAGCAATGTAAAAATCTAATCGATAAGCAGAAAACATTCTATGGTCGATTGTCTTTATCTTCTGCTGAAGATGCTGAGGCATCTGACATGAAAACTAGAATCAATGCCTTGGCAAATGCTTTCGGATACGCAAACCTCTTGGAGTGTATGGACGCGATGATTCAGACACTCGAACAAGCGGCACAACAGGAGGTTGACGGGGACTAAATACTATGCTATCCTTACAGGGTAGCAAACAATCCAACTACACACACTCAATACGGAGAATACTAAATGTCTTTTGCAAGTCTCAAGAAAGCGTCAAGCAAGGGTGACACCTTCGCTAAACTGACACGAGAGATTGACAAACTGAATCAGCCTGCTGCTGGTTCTTCTGCTGACGAACGTTTCTGGAAACCAGAGATGGATAAGTCTGGCAATGGTTATGCTGTTATCCGATTCCTGCCTGCTCCTGATGGAGAAGAGATGCCTTGGGCAAAGGTCTGGAGTCACGCATTCAAAGGTCCTGGTGGACAATGGTACATCGAGAACTCACTCACCACTCTTGGTAAGGATGATCCTGTCGGTGAAATGAATCGCCAACTGTGGAACAGTGGTCGTGATAGCGATAAAGAGATCGCTCGTGCTCAGAAACGTAAACTCTCTTACTACTCTAACATCTATGTCGTGAGCGATCCTGCTCACCCTGAGAACGAAGGTCGTGTTTTCCTCTATCGATTTGGTAAGAAAATCTTTGACAAACTGACTGAAGCAATGCAACCTGCATTTGCAGACGAGTCTCCTCTCGATCCTTTCAACTTCTGGAAAGGTGCTGACTTCAAACTGAAGATTCGTAAGGTCGAAGGTTACTGGAACTATGACAAGTCTGAGTTTGCTGCACCTAGCACTCTTGGTAACTTTGATGATGACAAACTGGAAGGTATCTGGAACGAAGGATATTCTCTCGCTGAGTTTGAAGATGCTAAGAACTTTAAGTCCTACGAGCAACTTACAGCACGTTTGAATTTGGTTCTTGGTAAGGCTTCTAATGCATCTGCTCCTGTCATTCGTGAGGATGAAGAGGAAGTGTTTGTTAAACCCGAACCAGTAGAAAACTGGGGTGCAGAAGTTTCTGACTTCCGTCAAAAAGCAGTCGCATCATCTCCTGTAGAGGATGAAGAAGACACACTGTCTTTCTTCGCTAAACTTGCTGAGGATGATTGATGAAAGTTGCTATACTTTCTACTCTAATGCTCATCGCTAGTGCTTCACCCGCACTAGCGCATCATGAAAGCATTGGTGATAGGTCAAATCGAAGAGCATATCGTGATGTGTATATTGAAAAGCATTACCATCACCCTCCGAGGCATCGCCACTATCATTGGCATGGAGATGGTTCATATCATTACCATCCTCATAGAAAGCATGGCAATCATCACAGGGGACATCATGAGTATAGGTATCACCGACACCCAAGAGTTCCCTTCCTAAACATTGAAATACATTGACCAAAACGAAATTCGACTTTTAATTCCCTGAAACGGGGGAAAAAATCCCCGCCAATTTTTCGGTCTCTAGGGTTTTCTAAATTGACTCTCTAACATAAGACGAAATAAGTTGTCTTTCATTAACATGAGTCCTTGTTGCTCATAAGAATCGCCACCAGGCCATTTTTCCAAATGAAAACAGACGGACCTGTACATAAGTGCAAGTCCGTTTTTTGTTATGTCTATAGTTATATAATCTTCGTTAGAATCAGTATCCACCGCCGTAACCTGGTGAAGGACTTGGAGAAGGTGTAGGACTAGGTGTAGGCGACGGTGTAGGACTTGGAGTTGGAGAAGGTGTAGGACTTGGGGTAGGTGATGGTGTTGGACTTGGTGAAGGATTCACAGTCTGAACACCTGCAATTGTAGTAGTTGCTGATGTTGTTGCAACAACAGCACCTGTTGACCCAGTACTGATAACTGAAGCACCAAATGTAGAACCAAAGTCAAAGGTATTAACTACTGGTGCAACACCCGTAGTTCTAGTTGCACTACCAGTAGCAGAACTCTTTCTGTTGATGAATTTTTGAGCAATACTCAGTTTTGTCTGCTTTACATTATTATCATCCAACTCTGAGTGTGGTTGATATTGAACTATCTCGTCAAATTCTTCAACAATCAAATCAGCAATCTCTGCATTTGGTATTAGAATCTGACGTTTAACTTCATTCAAATAATCTTCATGTTCATAATTAGTTACTGGATATATTGACTCTTCTTTTGTTTTCGTCGTTCCATCAGGAAAGACCACTCTAAAAGATTCGTTTACTTCTGTTCCTTCCTTAACAAAAACAATGCCATTATATAATACTTCATTAGTTTCCCAATGATGTACTGCATCAGACTCACCATATTTCTGTTGAACTGTAGTTAGTAATTCTGCTTGACTCCTTGGCCACTCTTCATATACATCAATAATATTATTTACTAACAACACAACCCAATCTAATTCTGCGTCACCCAATAGTCTATATGCTACTGTTGGAGGCGTTTCGCCATCACGTAGTGAGTAAGTTTCAAAAAGAGTAATATAATCATTCAAATTTGGAATGGTAACTGCTCTTCGGAATATATTTTTAACTAAGCGATACTTATAATCCTCATCCGTTGATGTGCCCTCAGCGATATAAGTATCTGGTAAGCGATTAAAGTAACCCATTAGTATCCTACTGAAATATCTTTTTGAGTGATGATTGAAGTTTCGATGAATGTCAAATTGACGGCAACAGAGGGAACCATGATTTGAGGTTGCCCACTCAATAAATGACGGAAAGAATTATATGAACCATCGGGAGTATAATTTACTTGAATGCCTGCACATACAGAATCCTTGATTCTATGGTGTAATGGGTATCCACCCGTATCGTAGTCACCTTTTGCATTAAGTCGTCTATAAGAAAGTTCAAACTTGTCAGGAACTTCAAAATACCGTGCAGAACGAGCTCTTCGGGCACCATCAGTCGCGAAGAGATTTTCAAAGTTTTGATTGTTTTCACTACTATCTCCATTACTACTATCAGTTAGGAATTCGTCAGCATCTGCTCCACCAATGATAGGAACAGAACCAAATTTGATATAGTTTATAATTTTAAAAATTTCTTGTGCTTCTCTTCCACTACGAGCAAAAAACTTGAATGAGAAGTTATGAGTTCGGAAGGACATATTACTAAACAATTGCTCAGTAAATGGATTAAACACCTTTCCTTTTGTCAATGCCTGTAAAGCATTAGCATCAATATTACCTGCAAGACCCAACATCTGATTTATATTTGATGCTGAACTTGCAATTGCTGCAGAAGCAAACTCAGGTAAAGCAGCAGCTGCTGCACCTTGAATAGTTTCAACTATTTGATCCATATTACCACCACTATTCATTAACCCTGCTGCTGCAACTCCAGCAACACCAATATCTACTTGTCTGTAGTTTGGTTGATATTGAGTTTGAATCTGATTTGGTATTGCTAAGTAAACCCTCTCATTTCTGTGAATTTTACTAACTTTATTGCCTGGAAGATTCAATCCATAATAGTTTGAATCGCTATCATTATAATTGATAGCATATCTTCTCATGGCAAGATAGTCAATAAACTCTGTTGGAGACTCCAAGTCACCAGCATTTCCTTTGTCGGACACAGGAGGATTTAAAGGATATCTATAGATTGAGTTGGACAAAAGATACTACCTAAATATTATGTGACCTCTATGTATTTATGCGCTATCAAGGAAAGTATAGACCTTCTTTTCCTGGGAAGTACAAAGGCGATTTCGCTAATGTGATTTATCGCTCCTCTTGGGAGTATAAATTTATGAAATGGTGTGATATTACCACATCTGTTCAAGAGTGGGGAAGTGAAGAAATTATTATTCCTTATGTTTCACCAGTTGATGGTAGACGACATAGATATTTTCCAGATTTTTATGTTAAAATCAATAACAAAAAATATCTGGTTGAAGTAAAACCCTACAAACAAACTAAAGAACCCAAAACTCAAAAAAGACACACAAAACGATATATAAATGAAGTAGTGACGTATGCTGTCAATCAGGCAAAATGGAAAGCAGCAACCGAATTTTGTATGGATAATGGTTGGGAGTTTATGTTAATTACTGAAAAAGAACTTAAAGTGTAATGGCAATTCCAAATAAAGAGCAAGCACAATATAATTCATTACAAGAATTTATTGGATTTTTTAAGGCGGAACCAAACGCCCCTTCATACTCCAATCTTTTTTCGGTACATTTTAGCACTCCTCCAATGTTGCAGAATGGTGCTTATGGAATGAATACGACTAAGTACGAACCTCAACGAGAAATTTTAAGGACATTATTGAATTATTACGCAGAAAGTGTAAATCTCCCTAGCAAGCAAGTTACAACGGGAACATATAATCAGTTAGGTTCTGCAATTAGATATGCCACTGGTTCTACATTTAGTCAAATTAGTATTACGTTTAGAGTTCCACGTTCTGGAGAGACGAGAGCATTTTTTGAAAAATGGATTTCTATGATGGCAAATGATGCCAGTCAATATACTGATTATTATAATAATTACGTTTGTAATACATTAAGAATTTACAAATGGGAGAGAGGTGGTGGTGATGTCGCTGTTAGTAAACCTCAATTTAGAAAGGCAGTAAGAGACAGTGGACTGGACGCATCACAAATATCAGCTCCTCGGTTGAATTCTTTGTCTACAGCATATGAACTGCGTAATGTATTTCCATATAACATCGGTTCTATACAGTTAGACAATGCTCAAGCAAAAACTGTAAGTATGACAGTTCAGTTTTATTATGAAAGGTATAGATTCTATCAAGCTGACGATCTTACATTTCCTCAGAATATTGACCCCACACAAGTACGACTTGATAACTTAACACAACCTGGTACTGACCCATTAGTCAATTTTCAGTTCGGGCAGTTATTTAATCGGTATAGAAATCTGGTCAATCAGGACTTTGGGATATTTTGATAAATAAAATTACTGAATTGAATTTTTATGGCATTACCTAAGATTAATGTACCTAAGTACAAATTGAAATTGCCTTCAACGGGCAAAGTAGTGAATTTTAGACCATTTCTAGTTAGAGAAGAAAAATTACTTCTTCTTGCCACTCAGACGGGTGAAACCGAAGAACTGGTAGAGGCAATTACAAAAATTGTTTCTGATTGTACTGATGTTAAGGATGTAAAAAATCTCTCAACATTTGATATTGAATATCTGTTTTTGCAAATTCGCACAAAATCTGTTGGCGAGACTGTGAATATCAGTCTTACAATGCCAGACGATAGTGAGACTGAAGTTGATGTTGAAATTCCTTTAGACGAAATCACCGTCAAAACAGATAAAACTCATAAAACTGAGTTGAAACTTAGTGATGAAATTATCGTCAGTATGGGATATCCTTCCCTCGAAATGTTCGTTAAGATGAATTTTTCTGATGATGATACTAATCAAATTGAACAAGTCTTTGAAATGGCAGCGGGTTGTGTAAAAACAATTTCTGATCCTGATCAAGTCTATGACTGTGCAGATGTCTCTAAAAAAGAACTTATAGAATGGTTTGAAGAATTGAATAGTAAGCAATTTGGTATGATTCAAGAATTTTTTGAAACCATGCCCAAGTTGTCACATACACTTAAAGTGACTAATCCCAATACTGGGGTAGAAAACGAAATTGTTCTAGAAGGTCTGGCATCTTTTTTCGGATAGCACTCCTCCATACAAATCTTCGCTCTTATTATGAAGGCAATTTTTCATTAATGCATCATCATAAATGGAATATAGAACACATTGACAACCTAATGCCTTGGGAAAAGGAAATCTACGTCAATATGCTAATCCAATTCCTAAAAGAAGAAGAAAAACGTATGAAGGAGCAGCAAGCAGCAAGTGGCTAACATAACACCGTATAAGTTTGTAAATCCTGGATTTACATCTAGTAAAAATCCATCTACAATTGCAGCAAGAAATTCAACTCTTGCTATCAATAGGATTGGTGTGACTGTTGAAAGTTTGGCAAATACAGTTGCTGGTCTTTCTTCTATTGCTAATCTTCGTGAGAAAACAAGATTAAAATCTACTCAGTTAGAGCGTAGACAAGAAAGATTAAAAAAAGATAGGGAAGCAGAAGAAAACGAAGAAACTAGCAAGTTACTGCAAAAGAAAGATCGTAATGCAGATAAAAAGAAATTAAAGGTTGCGAAAGGTAGTATTAGTTGGTTAGAAGAATTTATTGGACCTTTAGGTAAAATTCTTCTAGATTTTGGTACATTTGCTCTTACCAGTAAATTATTAGAATACCTAGGTGATGAAGAAAATAGAGAAAAGATAGCAGTATTTTTAGATAAAGTTGGATTTGTTTTCAATAAATTATCAGAATTTGCTGGTAATATAACTCAAACTTTATCGGATGGAATGGATGCCATCTTCGGTAAAGAAAGCACTATTGGAGAGAGACTAAACGCTTTCGGCAAGATTGTTGCTGCGATTACAGGGATAACAGGCGTCTTGGGTGCTGCATTTGCAGCGAGAGATTTATTTCAGGCGAGTGAAGACCTTGCCGATGCAAGACCTGACGGACGCAATAAACCAAAGAAACCAAGAAAACCGCCAAAACCTACAGCAACAAACCCTAGTGGCGCAGATCCTGATTTAGATGGTCCTAGAGGAAGAAAACCTGCAAGCGGCATCCAGAGTCTATATGGTGATGCTGCATCAAAACAATATAAGAAGATTCTTGCCGAGTATGGTGATGATGCTGCGAGAGCATATGAGAATGCCCTAAGGAACTCTGATGGAGATGCTGTAAAAGCACTCCAAAAGTGGAGGAGACTTAAACTACCAAAACTTGCTCCTCCCAAACCAACTAGATTACAAAGAGCTCAAAGTTTTCTTGGTAATCTTGGTAGTAAAGTTCAAACTAAATTAGTAGAATCTTTTGATTGGATTAAAACTGGATTGATGAATGCTCCAGAGTGGGCAAAAAATCAATATAAGAATCTTTCTGCTAAAGGACGCAAAGCATGGGAAACTACAGTCAAAGCAGGCGAAGTAATAGGTGCAAAGGGAAAACAATATGCTCGTGCAGCAGGAGATAAGTTTAAGGCAACAGGAGATTGGATTGCTGATGGAGGAAAGAAATTTTTAGGAAATATGGCACAAGGTGCCAAAAACGTATTTTTTGAAAAGGTACTGAATCCATTAAGACCTATCATAGACCCAATTGCAGCAAAAGCAAAACTAGTAGGTGATTCATTAGTTTCAAATCTAATGAAGATTCCTGGCATGAAGAAGGGTGCCGAGATTCTTAAGAAGAAGGGCATTGGCAGTTTCGCTGACGTTGCAACAGCAGGTGGTAAATTAGGAAAAAGAGCAGCAGCAGTTCTTCCTGTTATTGGTGGACTTGTAAACCTTGGGTTTGCTTATGATAGAGCAGCAAATGGAGACTCTATTGGTGCATTGATTGAAGGTACTTCTGGTATCTTAGATATTGCTGGTCTTTTTACAGCAGGTAGTGGTAATATAGCATCGATGATTCTTGACGGATATATGTTTATCCGTGACTTTGTTCCTCAACTACAAGATGGTGAAAATAAGATAGTAGAAGGATTAGGATTATCTGGGTTTAAATCCCAAATTGATAGTGTGTTGAGTAAATTGCCTAATGTTGGCGAAATTATCAACATGGTTACAGGTAATAATGATACTGAAGATGTTAAAGCTACTGAACCAGAACAACAAATGTTCTTAGGTGGTGTAGTTAAAGGTATTGGTAACGTTGTTAAGGGTGTTGGTAATGCAGTTAGTAGCGTTGTAAACTCTCCTATTGGCAATGTCGTAAAGACTGCTGCATCATTCATTCCTGGTGCTGCACCCATCATGGCAGGAGTAAACGCAGTTGCGGGTCTTGCTTCAGGAAATCCGATTCAAGGTCTCATGGGCGCTGCAACGTCCTTCTTACCTGGTGTTAGTAATGCTATTGGTAACTTCATGGGTAATAGTGCTATAGGTAGTATGTTGACTAATGTAATGTCTGGCAGTTATGACCAGGCATTAAGTACGGGGTTATCAATGATTAATCCTGCTATTGGGCAACTTGCGGGGTCGTTACTCAAAGGTGGAATGAGTCCCATGAGTATATTAGATTCTGCTGCGATGCAATTTGGATTAGATGGACTCATGAATTCGTTTATGAGTGGAGATTATATCGGTGGACTATCAGAAACTGCAGGAGCATTAGGAATTGATCCTAAAGTTATTGGTGCTTCTAAGAGCGCATCCAAACAAACATTTTCTCCTGGTGGGTTATCAGAAAAACTAATACTTGAAGAAGTAGTAGAATTCATACCACTTCCTGTTATTATTGAAAAATTACAACCTATTCTGCAAGCTGTGCCCATAAATACAGGTGGTGGTGCCGTAAGTGGTGGACCTTCTAGTCTGACAACCAGGATGCAATAATGGCAACGGCAGTAAACAAAAGCAGTAAAATAAATTTTTATAAGTTTGTCCAGGTAAAAGAAGTCTCTTCTTCTGCCTCGGCGGAAAGTGTTGAAGTAGCGTCAGTACTTAATTCTAACACAAAAGCAATTAATAATCTAGGGGGAACCCTTAACAGTTTTGGAAAGGTCTTGACAGACCTCAAAAAAATTGCTATAATTGACCTTGAGAGGGAACAAAAGGAGAACAGATCTAGCTTCAAGTCAAACTTTGCTGATGAAAAAGGAGCAAAGAGGAAGAAGAGTTTCTTTGGTTCTATTATTGCTGGTAAAGCAAAAGGATTTTTTGAAAGTATCTTAGGGATGCTTGGTGGATTATTTAAATTTTATGTCGGTACTAAGGCATTAAAATGGTTATCTAATCCTAAGAACAGAGAGACAGTTAAGAATGTTATCGGTGTTATTGCTAAGATTGGGAAGTTTATATTTGATTGGGCAAAATTTGGTATAACAACTACCATTGATTCTCTATACACATTATTATCAGATGATACTAGTTGGTGGGAAAAAACTTTATCGGTAGGTAAGTTATTAGTTGGTGTTGGAACACTCTTACTAGGAGCACGTTATCTTTCCAATCCATTAAAAATTGTTACTGACATTGGTAGAGCAATTTCTACTTTGATTCGTTTTGCTACAGGCAAGGGAAGAAGAGGGGGCAGAAGACGTGGCGGTCGCCTTGGTGGTGCTTTAAGACTGGCAGCGGGTGCAGGTTTGGCATATGGTTCTTATAAAGCAATTGAGTCTCTTTCAGAAGAGAAACCAGAAGAAAAGGCAAATGGTGGTAAGTTAAAAAAAGCACATGCAGGAGGGTGGATTAATGGTCCCCAGTCTGGATATAAAGTATCATTAGATGGAGGTAGAAGCACTTCATTTATTGGTCATGGTAAGGAATATGTTGCACGTAAAGCTGATGGTGGAGCATTTGTAGTTCCTTTCAATACACCAGCAACACAAAGAATGTCTGGTCTCACCTCCAAAAGAATTGGTGAGGCAAAAAGAGGTGGATATAAACTTCCTGGATTCTCTCAAGGTGGATACTTAGACGCAACGAAGAGACAAGATAATACTCAGGGAGATAATGCCAATAAGAAAATCTTCTTACATTGGAGTGCTGGCAATAGGAATGCCACAAATTTCAATAACGGATATGGATATCACACTTATATTCCTTCTAGTGGAAAACCTGTTCGTAGAGCAAAGTACGGTGCAACTGGTGCTCCCCACCATACTTACGGAAGAAATAAAAGTCAGTCGGCAGCAATTGGTGTTGCTGGTATGTCAACTGCTAATAATGAAAACGCTTCTAGTTTTGGTTCTCAAGCAATTACGCCAAACCAGTACAAAGGTATGGCAAAGGAATCTGCTTCCATTGCTTTGAATTGGGGATGGAAACCTTCAGACATCACGGAAAAGAAAGTAAGAACACACGCTGAAGAATATAGAGATTATCCAAACTGGTATCATCGTGATAAAGGTAGTCATTATCGTTGGGATTTATCCAGACTTTATGCTGGCGAACCCCATCTTTCGGGTGGTCCTAAGATTCGTGCTATGATTAAGGAGCAAATGGGACTCCTTGGTGGTAATAGACCATCTGGTGCGAAACCAAAGAATCATCATGACGATCACTCAATGGGACCAGGACCTCAAAGAGGTTTCATGAGTAAATTGCAAGGTGCTATGGATGCCATGACAGGCGGAAGAACAGACTTTGATGGTTTGGGTAGTGGAACACAAGCACCCCCTGCTGCTAAGACGCCTAGCGAGGCTTCAGCAAATACTGGCGGCGGCGGCGGTGGTGGCGGCGGTATGGGTAAGGGAAAAGATTTCTGGACCCTGGCTGCTGTTGCTGGTACTGAAGATAATGATGCTCAAGGTTGGGCAGATGTTGCTCAATCTGTCTATAATAGAAAAGCATCAGGAGTCAATTTCAATCAAATCAACGGAAGTATTTCGGGATATCTTCTCGGAAGAATGCAATATGAACCTACCTGGAAATATCCTAGAGCAGGTGCTACTGGAAAACCAAATGCAGAATGGCACGCAATTAAAGATGCTGATTCTGCTGCTAGAGCAATGGGAAAACCAGTCTCTTATGTAAAAAGAGTTGCTAAGGCATTGCAGAATAAAGCATTGCAAAAGAAAGCAGCATCGTTTGTTGGCGGTAGAACTGACTTCATGGGTGGTAATGAAGTCCCTCGCTTTGATAAAGGTGATGTAAGAAGAAAGGCTAATATGCCGAATAACTTCTTTGGTTGGTTTGTTGGTGGTGGAGGACAACAAAGAGCTAAAAGTAAATCTGCTGCTGGCATTCCTGGTTTTACTGGATCTCAATCTGGACAAATATCTGAAACTGGTACTGGAACAACTGCAAGTGGTCATGATACTAGAGACGCTGCAAATACTGGAGGGGCAGCAAAAAGAAACTTATTCGATGATTTAACAGGTAGGGGCGCAAATCCTTTCAATAGACAGTCTGAATCCTATGCTCCATATAGTGGTGTATATGGCACCAGTGGAGAAACTTATAAAGATGCTTCTGCTTTACAAAAAGCAACTCAAGAGCGAAACGCTGCAAAACAAACTGTATTAAATAGTTCTAGGCAACTGGCATCTTCTATAATGGGTGCTGCTACTGGTCAAAATCAAGTTGTAATGCAGCAAGTTCAGCAAGCAATGACGGCAACTCAATCTAGTATTCAAAAGGCACAATCAACAAATTCTTCCCCTGCTCTTGTAGGTGGAGGTGGTGGTGGTGCAATTCTTAAAACAACTGCAGCAGTATTAAATTCTTTTAACAACCCACTTAAGGGCATTCTCTAATGGCATTACCAAGGTCTGAATCAGGATCAGTACAATATAAATTAGTTATCAACAGAAATGGTGAAGATCTCACCAATGCTGATGGTGGTAAAGACCTGAATGAATTTGTTACTGCCATAGAGATATTTGAAAGTATCACATCTGCAACTCTAGAAGCAAGAGTAGTTATTAATGACTCTGCAGGATTGATTGGTTCCTTGACAGGTTCTGAAATTTTTAAGTTGCAGATTCAAGGATCTATTTCAAATTTCACATATTATCTTCGTTCATATAATATTGAATCACGTTCCAGAGTGAGTCAAAGTACAGATGTCTATATTGTGAGTATGGCATCTGAGGAGTATATTAAAAATGAAATCACTAATGTATTTGGTAATACAACGGTGCTTTTTAACAATGACACTAAAGCAGAAAATGTTCTAAAGTTATTACTAAGAAGTGCTAGATTTTTAGGTACAAACAAGAGAATTTTTATTGAAGATACTTTGAATGCACACGATTATATAATTCCTAACTGGAGACCATTTGATTGCATTTATTGGATGTGCAATCGTTCTATTCGTGCAGGTAATTCAGCAAAGTCATTGCAAAGTGGATATGTATTCTTTGAGAATGCATTTGGATTTCATTATAAGTCCATTGACAAAATGATTGACGATGTAAACTCTCAATCACCATCAAAGAAAACAAACTACAATTCTGCAGAACCGAGATTATATCGCTACGAATATATCCCTAAGAGAACTAGTTCTAATCAATCTGCCGACCAATTCAAAATTGATACTGTTGTTTTTCCTGAAGAAAGAAACTTCTTGATGGGATTGCGACATGGTGCATGGTCAGGATTTAGTATTGGATTAGATCCTGTTACAGTATCTACTTCTAAAATGGGTGCAAGTACAGATTTATCAGGAGATGCGTACAGATATTCTATTTTTGAAATGTGGTCAAAGATGTCTCACCTCAAAGGAGGTCAGAATGCGAATCCTCTTGAAGCAATGGATAAAGGTATTCAAGAAATGATAAAATATCCAAAAAGAGTGCGTTATAGTATCATGCCCAATCAGATATTTGACCAAAAAGATACTGATGCTAAAGGTGCTACCTATGAGCAATTAGTTGAACTTCAAGCATATCAATGGATGAGGATTGAAGCATTAAAAACATTGAAACTTCAAATTAGTATTCCTGGCAATCTAGACTTGTATGCAGGTCATGGTATTGAAATCACATTGCCAAGCACTGCCAAATCTGGAAATAAAACAAAGATTGATAAAAAATACAGTGGACGGTATATAATAGCTGGGTTGACGCATAAAATTCTGGGAAATAACATGACAACAGAACTTATGCTATTAAAGGATTCTATTCGTCAATAAATAAAATTATGAAGATTAATAACCAATTATGGAAAGCATCGAAAAGCACATCAAAGTTGACAAGGAAATTCTTGACAACCCACTAACATCACCCAACCAACGTCGTCACATCGAAGGTGAATTGCATGAGTTGGAAGATTATGTAGAGCATCATAAGGAAGAGATTGAAGCAGGTGATCATCATGACCCTTCCCCACTAGAATTATTTTGCGATTCCAATCCATCTGAACCTGAGTGTAAAGTCTATGAAGATTGATGACTTTATTCTAGGTCATTGGTCTAATAGGCATCAAGCACAAAGTCAACCCACTAAGTATTCTACAGTCGAGATACTTTGGGAAAAAATGGACGATGGATATCACTCCAAAAATTATTATAGATCTGATGGTCCAGAGAACCCGTATAGGGAAAGATATCATAAAGCGATTATAATTTCAGAGACTGAAGTTCACTTTCAAAACTATGATTTGAACTGGACAAGAGCAGGAAACTGTGATATGATATTCACATACGACGGCAATGCATGGCACGGTCAACTTGGCGGTAGTGAATGTACTGGTGTTCGGGGTTATAGAGTTGTAGCAGAAATTCATTTGTATGGAGATAAACTCCATAGTATGGACCAAGGTTACAATTCTGAGGGAGAGATGATGTGGGGTAGTGAATTACTCTACAAATTTACCCGAATGGGCGAATAACTCAGCGGTAGAGTGTCTCCTTTACACGGAGGTTGTCGGGGGTTCGATCCCCTCTTCGCCCATAAATAAAAATGTTATAGATTATTGAATCGATGCAAAACATTGACGGTATCATTAATGAACCTACAGTAAATTTCGTCGGTAAGGATGGATTTTTCTGGTGGGTTGGTGAAGTAGAAGATGTTGAAGACCCTATGGAGTTGGGTCGAGTAAAAGTCCGAGTTCTTGGATATTATACAAATGTAAGAGGAGGAACGACAACAGACTTGCCTACAGAAGCATTACCTTGGGCAACAGTGATGCAGCATACTTCACAAGCAGGTAATGATTCTCAGGGAGAAAGTTCTGGTCAGTTGCAACCTGGTGCAATTGTTATGGGGTTTTTCCTCGATGGTGAAAGCGCACAAATGCCTCTTGTGATGGGAGTTCTTCGTGTAAATAAAAACGGAGATAGTCAAGATACTAAGGAGTTTGCATTTACAGGAGAAAAAATGCAACCTGGACTTGCTCCTGGAGCAGGTCAACTTCCTCCTGGTGAAACAAATATTCTAAAGTCTACTCATAGAGCAGGTACTCAGAATAACTCAGTAGCACTTCCTAATTCTAAAACTGTTTCTCCTGGTGGAATTGGTCAACCAGCAAATATTGGTACTCAACCTGGAATTGCTGGTAGCTCTAGCAATTCACAAAAACCTAGAAATCCTGAAAAACCAATTCCTGCTGGTAATGGTGTTGGTGGACCTTGGAAAACTTTAGAATATAAGTTAAGTTATCTGGTTGAAGATATTGCTAACACCGCAGGCAGTCTTGTTAAGAATGAGAGTGGTAATTTTCTAGATGTTGTTAGTGGTAAGTTAGTTACTGCAGAAATGCTTACAGCAAAGTTGCAAAACTTTTTAAGTAGTGTATTCACTCAAGTCATTTCTGCTATACGTCAGCAATTTTCACAACTTACAGAACAATTATCAATTGCTAGTTTGTTGGGTGGTGCTACAGGAGCACCATATATCATCTATACTATTATTCAGCAAGCAATTCAACAAATTCTTTCTGCTCTGTGTCTTGAAGATAGTAAGTTGATGGGATATATCTCAGACCCTATTGGTTCTGTTGTTAGTCTTGTAGAAGGATTTTTGGATGCTGCCATTAGTAAAGCAGAAATGGTATTGCAAGGAGTTCAGGATGTTATCGATTCTGTAATCTGTCAGGTTCAGAGCATCATCAACACCATGCAGGATGTTGTATCAACTGTTGTTGACCTTGTAGAAGGTTTTGAGCAGGTACAAGCCATCATTGAAACCTGGAAAGAAGGAAGTAAAATTTTTGAAGAAGGTACAGACTTAATCCAACAAGGAATTAGCAACATTACAGGTTTGATTTCATTCTTCCTAAATTTCTTCACGTCAGGTTGTAATCGTGAAGCACATGGTGGAAAAGATACTGTAGGTTGGTTCCCTATGTTTGGTGTCACTCACTGTACTGATGCTGAGTTAGACGAAATTAATAGAATTAGGGGAAGACAAAGAGGAGATTGTGGAAGTAATGATGCTGGTGCCAGTCTTTGGGATAGTCTTTATAAAGAAGCAGATCCATATTTAACTGCAGCAAAAACTTTTATCAATGGTGCATATGAATTGCATGTTGGTACTCCAGGGCGTCAAGCAACGGTTAAAAAATCTGAAAATGGTACTACTCATACGTCAGTAAATTATAACAACTCTTCTTTCTCTGAGTATCAATTTTTAAGACAACTTAGAAAGAGCAATCCTGATATCACCCAGGAAGAACTAGATAAAAAATATACTAGTTATGTTAAGAAAAATGCAGGTAGTAAAGGTGATACTGGTAATTTAGTTGCTGATCACTCTTCTTATGCTGGTAACTATACACAAGAAGTTCATGGTGATGACTGTAAACTTGTTGATGGTGATTATGTTCGTACTATTGATGGGAGTTATCATCTAAAAATTACTGGAGACTGTCATCTTGAAGTTGGTGGTGGATTCTTTATGTCTGCTGAGGGAGCACCAACAGTTGCACCTAAAAATGGTGCTTCGCAAAATGAAAAAATTCAAAAGCATACTATCAGACTTGGTTCTGACCTTGATTTTAATGTTGCTGGAGGTAAATTAGGATTACAAGCATCTGAAATTGAACTTGCTTCACAGGCTAACAAAATTGCAGGTTCATCTTTAGAAGTTTCTTGTATGAATCAGAGTTATTCTGGCGGAGAGATTATGATTAATGCCAATAACTCTATTGAATTCAATACTGTATCGGAATATCACTTTGTCAACTTTCCAACTACAAATCCAGTTTCTGCTAAGGCTGGTATCTTTAACTCTGTTAGAGGTTCTGTAGACTATATTATCACTCCTGGAGGTTCTGCCGCTGATGCAGTTCCTAGATTTAATGTCATCAACCCCTCTGGTCCTGTTAATTTTACTTGTGGTGCGACTGGATACAATTGTAGTGTTACCACTGGAGCATTCAACGTTGATGTTGCTGCGGGTCTGTTTAGGATTTCTTCGAGTACCGTTGGCACCATTGATGCATTAGGAGCACTCAACCTCAGTTCAGAGGGTATCGTTCGCGTTTCAGGCAAATCCATCTTCTTGAATTGACAACCGTTGCTTCCTGTGCTATGATATGGGAGCAACACAAAGAACCATGACCGACGCTCTCTCACATATCTTTGTCAACTTCTCAAAACGAAAGGTTACTCTCGTAGATGATGAAGGTTATGAAAAGGATGTTCACTGGCAATTCAATTCTATAGGTGCTGAAGGTTTCTCCGAAACAATCTCTCAAATACAAGAGATTGTTGATAACGACTTGATTACTTATTGCTTTGCTGTAAAATGAACGAACCTATTTCTGTAACACTAGAAGAAGCAGAAAAGTACTTTGAGTTTCTGGTTGATATGTGTGAGCGCAATCGTTGCGTTTGGCGTATCGAAAGATCCGATGGTGCTGCTGTAATTCTTGCGCCAGTTGTTCAGTCAGGACCTCCCTTATCGGAAGAAGTAATTGACCAAGTTGAAGAATTTCGTAAACAGTTTTTAGATCAACCTAATTAAAATGAAAAAGATTATTCTAACTTTGATGGCAGCATGTCTTGCTGCTCCTGTAATGGCAGAACCTATTACTGAGAGTGAATACAGAACTAATCATTCTATGGGGTGTATGCTCTTAGGTGAATGCACTGATGGTGTCAAGAAAGTATACTCGATGCTTGATATCTCATCAGAGTATCCTAATACTGAGGAATTCACTGGTGTCACTGGCGAGTTTCATAACATGATTCACTCTCTGAACGAGATTGGAGTCAATGTATTCCTTGCTGATGAGAAGTATTTTCCATATGGACATCGTGGTGTATACCATACTGTATCCAATAACTTCTTTCTAAACAAAGATTTTATGGGTAAACCTGGTACTCTGATGATGGTTATGCGTCATGAAGGATGGCACGCTGCACAAGATTGTATGGCAGGAACGATTGATAACAGTCTGATTGCTATCATCAAACCAGAGGATGAAGTTCCTATGATTTGGCGTGTGCTAGCAGAACGTACATACCCTAAGTCTGCTGTGCCATGGGAAGCAGAAGCAGGTTGGGCAGGTCGTACTGAAAACATGACTATGAATGCCCTTGCTGCCTGTGCTGGCGGTAGTATGTGGGAAGTCTATCCTCCTACTCCACTAACACGTAAGTATCTGATAGACTCAGGATACATTAAAAACTAGGTTCCATAAAGGTAACTATATAGAGAACCCGTGAAATGAAACATGTATGAAGAACTAAATTGTTTTGAGGAAGCACTCAAACATTTTGGTACTAGAGTTGAAATCATCACTGCTATGGAAATGGCAAGAAAAATATCACCTGAAGATGCCTATCAGTTGATTAAGGATGAACTCAAAGAAGTAAAGAAGTGTCGTAAACTATTCAAAAAGGAGGGATGACTCTAATGGGATTGTACGACACTGTTCGGTCTTCTTTTGATTTAGGACCAGGTTACAACAGAAAAGACCTCCAAACAAAAGATTTGGAGTGTATGATGTATGACTATTGGATTGACCCTACAGGTAAACTGTATGAAGTTGATTACTCACATACACAAGATTTCAATTTAGATTTTACTTCATATATTGCCAATGGCAATCACGGTAAAGTCAAACCAATTTATTGGAATGGTGTAGTGGAAGTATTTCCTGCCAAGTGGGATTGTTACTACGCACCATTTCCATCTTGCTTTTTAACCTTTACTCGTGGTATAATTACTGAGGTAACACATGAACGTAAAAGAACTGCCTGATGGCAAACTCGAAATCGAATGGGACGAAAACGACCCGATTGAAAGCGTCCTCAACAACTGGACGGAAGAAGACTTCAAAAACTTCTTCGACGAATGCCTCCGTCGCGACTCAGGAGAATTTGAAAAAGAATCTGGAGAAACTGGCATCTCCGAAGCAACCCAAGAAGACATCGAAGACTTCTGGTACAACGAACTCCTCCAAGAAGACGACATCACGAAAGAAGGTTGTTGAACCCAAAAATAGTCGCAAGCAAGAACTATTTCCCCATAAAACATTTCCATATCGTCTAGAAATAAAAAAACAAAAACGATTATGCTGGTTTGTTTGTCATGAACATGCCTTAAAAGAAATCACCAGATACAATCTACAACCTAAAGATTACATCTATCAAGTTTATCCTAAGTACCTATGAGACCTGAAACTCGCGAATCAATGGAAAATCTCTGGTCAGCAAAATGGAACTTGCCAAAAGCAGCAAACAATGCTAACCTAACTCATAAGGAGATGAAAATCATCTTCAATGAGTATTGTGCTTTTCATCCCCCTACTTGGGAAATTGGTAACACCAAACAAATTGGCGTACTCTATACTGATGGGAGTGTGGCGGAATCGGTAGACGCACCAGACTTAAAATCTGTTGAGCAATATGCTCGTGAGAGTTCAAGTCTCTCTACTCCTATAGTCACGGATGGACTTTAACAGCACATGGGTAAATATGACTTTGGCGGACTTGAAAGGCATCCCGCTAACATACTAAGATTAATTAGTGAGTTAGAGGGGTCCTCTCAACTTTGCAAGTATATGGGTTTTGAAGAGGATATGAAAATCCTTAACGAAATGAAAAGACCATACTACAAACTCTACTTCAAAACGAAGAAAGAGTATGATAAAATGCCTCCGTAGCTCAGTGGTAGAGCAGGGCTTTTGTAAAGCTCAGGTCGCAAGTTCAAATCTTGTCAGAGGCTCTCATTCCTCCTTAGCTCAGCGGTAGAGCGGTTGACTGTTAATCAATTTGTCCCTGGTTCGATCCCAGGAGGGGGAGTTATGAAAAAACTAGAAGTATTTCCAACACCATTACATTTCTTTAATATTGGTACTACTAAAGAATTTTTAGAATGTAAAAAAGTATTGGAAGATATTGCTGCTGAATGGGATTATAAAGCAAGACCCAATGACCTTTCAGTGACTACAGATGATAATTTGCATATGCAAGAACCTTTTATAGGTTTATCTAAACTTATTCTGTCTAAATCGAAAGAAGTATTTGACGACCTTGGATTAGTGAGAGAATCTGAAAAGGTTGTTTGTATGTGGTCAAATATATCTCGTGCAGAAAATAAGCATCAAATGCATTTACATGCAAACTCTTACTATAGTGTTGTACTATATCTTAATTGCCCTCAACCATCACCAGGAAATTTCAGAATTAGAGACCCTCGTCCTGGATTACTGACAACATTTTTTGAATATGAAAAAGAAAATGCATTTTCTAAAAGAGATATAGATATTTTACCAGAGGAAGGATTATTAATTTTTTTCCCCTCTTGGTTAGAACATGGTGTGCAGAATGGAGATTTTCCTAGCAATGAAAGAAGAATATCTCTTAGTTGTAACATCATGCCAGTTTCAAATGTAACAGATTACACCCATCAGTATTATTATCAATGAAAGGCATCTATTTACAATACGATTTTTTGTCCTCGGCAGAATGCTTTGCTGTAATGTCTTTTTATGAGGCAAATAAAGATAAGACATTTTTGCATGAATACAATCAATCATACCCTCTTCAATTGCATCATTTTCAGGGATTTCATGAATTTGATTATATTCATTCACGGGTAGTTGATTATGCCGAAGTGCTATCCAAGACCAAGTTTGAAGTTCATAATTTTGAGATTGTGAAGTGGGGTCCTAAATCAAAAATGAAACCGCATAAAGATTTTTCTGTTGATGAGTGGAGTGCTATTGTATATCTTAATGATAATTACTATGGTGGCAAAACAAGATTTACTGACCAAGAGTTAGAGATTACACCAAAACAAGGAACATTAGTTTTGTTTAATGGACATGCTATGAGGCATAGTGTCTCAGAAATTTTGAATGGAAATAGATATACTATGGCATACTGGTTAGAAAATGAATCTGTTTGAGTTTGGGGAATGGAATCTCACTACCGAAGAGTTTATGGGTAGTAAGATTATTACTATTGAAAATTATTTTAAGTATCCAGATTTAATTCGCAATCTTGTTCTAGAACCATTACCTGATTTATGGAGAGCAGATTTAGAAGGTAGTATGAATGGTGTTCATTACATGGATAGACGGTCGATATCAAAATTAACTGGTAAATATGATGAGCAATTTTCTAAGCATTATGATTACCTAGGTCAACTTATTAATCAGAAGGCAGGATTGCATAGTGTTAATCAATCTGTTATCAGTAATGTTACGAGATTTTTAAAAACTTCTTTTAATAATATCAACGATAACTATTGGTGGCCGCATAGAGATAGGGGATACAATGCAATCATATCTCTGAATAATGAATTTTATGATGAATGCTCTGGTACGGTTTTATATCATCCTACAGGAGAACAACCCAAAGCACCAGAGAGCACAAATCCATGGGTATCTAAAAGTGAATATACTATTGTAAAACATTTGAAAGCAAAATATAATAGATGCATAATGTTTGATGGGAAATTATTTCCTCATGCTATGCACATAGATAACTATGATTTCTTTAGTGATTTTTATCGAGTAAACCTAGTCTTATTTTTTGAATAATGAATGAAGAAAAAGAACAAACTATACCCGAACATCTATACGATGAGTGGGAATCTTATCTTGCTGTTTGTGAATCTTTTGGTATAGAACCCAACAAACGTAGATTCTTAAGATACAACGAATTGTTCCCGTATAAATAAACTTGTAGCAAATCGTGTGATTATTCCGTGGGAACTAGAAAAATTTCTCAGTTAGAAACTATTGATGATGCGAATCTATCTGGAGAAGCGATTCTTCCTGTAGTTGTATCTGACCCATTGATTCCTAACCGCAAGGTAAAGGTCAATCAACTCCATAAAGGAGTTGCACAAGGAGTAAAAAATGCACCTGGTTTGTGCTTTGACTTGGATCGTGATACGGGTTTGTATCAAACTCAGTATGATGAAATAGGTCTTGGTTTTGGTGATGGTGGTATTGAGTTTAGTAGAAGTGTAATTGATGTTACTTCTACATTAACAATCAATGCAGTTGATGAGACAGCAACTAATTCCAACATTAGATTGTCTCCTAAGGGAACAGGCGTTGTTCAAGTTGCTGGTGGATTTCGTATTGCTGATGGTGATTTTGAATTAGAAGATGCTCAGGGTCCACGAGTAAAGTTTGAGGTTGGACTTGTAGGAAGTGGAACTTCCTTACGAACAATGACATTCCCCTCCATATCTGCTGGTAGTGGAACTACGTTAGTTGGTGCAGATACTCAGCAAACATTAACGAATAAAACCTTACTCATTGATGAAGACAATTTAGTTATTGTTGATGGTTCGGAAGAAGCAAGTTTTCAAATTAATTGGGCGTTATCGTCAGGAATTAGAAGATCGTATTTTCTTCCTGATGCAGGAACAGTAACAACTACTGCTGAACCAACTGCAACTGCCTCTACATTGCTGGATACTAAAAGTACTCAGACAATTCTTAATAAGACAATTGTTGACCCTAGATTTGCTACTGACTCTGAGGCAGACACTTCATATGTAATCATTAACACTGATTCATTAACTGATAATAGAACAATTACAGTTCCTGATTTAAGTTTAACTTTAGTTGGTCTTGATACTACTCAGTCGTTAACTAACAAGACGATTGAGAACCTAATTCTTAATGATAGTGGGGATATTACAAAGAGAGCAACCTTCAGTACAGCGAATCAAAACACTACTACTAATAGAGTATTTGAATTCCCTGCTACTGATGACCTAAATACAACTATTAGTGATAACAATACGTTAGTCACTACATTAGCAACACAGAAGTTATCTAACAAAGAATTAGTACAACCAAGCATTTCTGATACTGTTTCTTCTGCTTTTAGTGTTACTATTCGTGCTGATAACATTACTGGAGATAGGGTCATTCGTTTCCCCGATTCGGATGCTACACTTCTTTCTACAGAAAACGTTACTGCTGAAGACGTAAACTTCGGTGCTGGTATTGGTGGTCAGACCCTGACTGGTAGAACCAGACAACAACAATTTTTCTACGCAGGATTCTAATTTTTAACAATGGCAAGACAAGGACTTCTAGCACAAGCTAAACCAGCGGCAACAACTGATACATTGTTGTACTCTTCCTCAGTTACTGAGTCGGCATCAGCATTACTTAAAATTGCTAATGATGGTACTGGAGCAGCATATCGTGTTGCACTTAGGGATTACGATCAAGCGTTAGTGCTTGACGCATCAACTTATAAATTGCACAAAGGTGATGTAGTTACAAACTACCGTATTAATATTGATACTGCGATTAGTGCTTCAACATTCACTCCAGGACAGGCATTTACAACTGGTGATGGAGAAAAGAGTTTTAAGTTTGAATCTTTCTTCATTCCGACTCTAACAACAATTTTTGTTAAAGCATTTGCGATTCGTGACTTATCCCTAGAATCAGTTTCTGGTGATTTTGATTTGGGAGATACAATCACAAAGGGTACTGGTAGTGATACAACTGTTGCAACAGTATTTGCATCATCTGGTGGATTTATTTCTGTTGGTCCTTCTACTATTAATGGTTCGGGAACCGAGTTTGCAGATGGTGATACTGTAACTAGTAGTTCTGGCGGTACAGGTACTGTTTCTGTTGGTGGTATTGGCACTGCTAATAGTAAGTATGTCTTCTCAGAAACTACCATTGGTGCTAACTACGATAGACAAGTATCTGCTCTATTCTCCGATAGAACGTATCGTTTTGATGTTTCTGACAGCACAATGTCAGGTAGAGATTTCAAACTATCGATTACTGAAGGGGGAGAATTTGGTCCTGATGGGGACTTTACGGCAGTAACTGATAATGGTGTTGAGTATACAACAGGAAAAACTTCTAATGGTACTGCTGGTAGCGGTGGTGCATACGTTCAGTACGATTTCTCTGCAAATTCCTCACTCCCTGCAGAAATGTTTTGGTATGATGGTGGAACTGGAACTGCTGGTAATTCCTCTTATGGTGGTGCTGATGACACCTTTGCTACTACAAGTCTCGTGACTTATGATGAATTCTACGCATATGATGTTAACGGTACTCTTGTAGACAATACGGATACCTTTGAATTTGATAGTATTACATATACTATTGAAAGTCAAACATCAGGTTCATATGGTGTTGTTTCTGATTATACAGGAACAGCATTAAAAATTATTCTTGGTATTGGTTCTACTGAATTTGCTGGTAGTGATATCTTTAGAGATGTTCCTAAAGTTGCTTCTATCAATAGAAGTGATGTAACAGTAAGTTCAGTAACAACGGCAAAAGCAGCGATTGATACCAATACATTCCTTGCAGTTGATAAAGCGTTGTCTGCTAATACCGTAGATAATATTACATCATTAGTTATTGGTCCTGGTCAAAGAGTTCATGTTTATTCAGCAACTCAAAATAATGTATTCTCCTTAATTGGTTTTGAGGATGGAAGTAGTGAGTTTACAACTCGCGTCCACGGCATCTACTAAATAACTGTATAAGAAAGACCTCTAAGCAGAAATGGCTCTTACTAGACTTAAGAATATTATTACGTCCAGAACTGGACGTATTATCTACGTTAACCCTGATGATTTCGATGCATCCGATGCTATCGATAATAGGGGAAACTCGGCGTTACGACCCTTTAAGTCTATTCAAAGAGCGTTTCTTGAGGTAGCAAGATTCTCGTATCGAGTTGGTTTATCAAATGACGAATTTGATGCCTTCTCGATTATGCTGTATCCAGCAGAATATATTGTTGACAACAGACCTGGTGAAGTTTTATATACAAACGTTGCTCCCATTGATGAGAACTCAAACTTAGATTTGACTTCTCCAAACAATGTTCTGCATAAATTTAATTCGGTAGAAGGTGGTATCATTGTTCCTAGAGGTTGTTCCCTCGTTGGTACTGATCTTCGCCGTACAAAAATTATTCCTAAGTATGTTCCATATCCTACAGTATTTGCTGCAAAGGGTATTAATACAGAATCTCAAGTTCCTCCTCGTACTGCTATCTTTAAGGTAACTGGTGGTACTTATTTCTGGCAATTCTCATTCTTCGATGGTGCTGAAGAGGGTGTATATTACAAACCTGATAGTGTAGAGACACTAGCACCTAAATTTTCACACCATAGACTTACTTGTTTTGAATTTGCTGATGGATTTAATTCCTTGCAAACCTTAATCTCTGGTGATCCTACTAGAGGTTTAGAGCAAACAGTTCCTAATGCAGATTATTCTGCTGTTCCTAATATCTTAGAAAGAACTGACCTAGAAATTTACTATCAGAAAGTATCGAAAGCATTTGCTACTATTCCCGATACATCTGGTGACCCTGCTAATGACCAAATCCAGGCAAGAGTAGAAGAAAATAGAATCGTTGGTCCTATTTCCGATGAATACCGAGTCCTTCAAGTTACTCGTAATGGTAATACTGCTACGGCAGTTACTGTTGATGAGTTTGATAATCCCAGGGACCATGGTTTCTCTGTTGGTGTTAACATTAATATCTCAGGAGTTACTGGTTCATCTGGACCACAATCGTTAGTCGATGCAAGTTTGTATAATGGTTCCTTTACTGTAACTTCTGCATCAGGTAATATCTTTACCTATCAGATGCTATCCGAACCTTCTGGTAATGCTGTTGGTAGTAATGTTACAGTTAAGACTGAAATTGATACTGTTGACTCTGCATCTCCTTATGCGTTTAACCTATCCCTGAGAAGTGTCTGGGGTATGAATGGAATGTTGGCGAATGGTGCTAAAGCAACTGGTTTCAAATCAATGGTTGTTGCACAGTTCACTGGTTTGAGTCTTCAGAAAGATGATAGAGCGTTTGTAAGATTTAACGAGTCTACTGGTAATTATGATAATGCAGCAGCGGGTGATGGTGCTCACTTAGATGGTTTTGCTGAGTATCGTAAGGGTTGGGCACATAGACATATCGTCTGTACTAATGATTCTTTCATCCAGGCAGTTTCTGTGTTCGCTGTTGGATATGGCACACACTTTACTGCTGAAAGTGGTGCTGACATGTCGATTACGAACTCAAACTCTAACTTTGGATCGACAGCACTTCGTTCTGCTGGTTTCAAAGCAAAGGCATTCTCTAAAGATAAAGCAGGAGAAATTACACATATCATTCCTCCTAAAGCACTTAGTGTTATTTCTACAACTGCAACAGGTGCAAGTGGTGAGGTGAGTATTACATTAGCAAACGATGGTTCTGTTAATGGTGTTATTGAGGGTATGAATGTTACTGGCACTAATGTTGGTGTCGGTGCAACAGTTGTTTCTGTTAATACTAACACCAGAATAGTTACGCTGTCTGTAGTTAACACCGATACTGTCAATGGCAATATTATTTTTGGAGAAGAGACTTCGGTTAACTGGGTGAATATTGACATTCAGAGAACAGTTACTATTAACCAAGCACTTGCTGCTGGTGGAGGAGTTGCTGGTTCAAGACTTTACCTCTATGGATATACTGCTCAAGGTTCACCACCAACAACTAGAGTACAAGGTTATAGTGTTGGTGCTCGTCAAGATGGTACTGGTGCTAGTGCAGTTGCAGATAGACTTAATGTTAAGTTGATTCCTTCTGTAGGTTCTGATGCTGAAATTAAAACCGCAGACATCTCTCCATATGGTCCTGATGTATCGGGTAAAGCAGCAGGAGAAACAGGATCTCCAATCCAATTTGATGAAAATACATACACTGTCGGTGGATTATCTGTTGTTGGTGGATGGTATCTGTCTGTAAATGCAACTGGAAATTCAATTTATACAGTTCTCACTACAAATACACAAACATACGGTAATGTAAACTTTACACCAACAACATTTATTAAGAGAATTCCTGACTCTAGAGACCTTGCTGATAGAACTTACCGTGTTCGTATGGTTATTGACAAGGATAAGAGCAATCCTCTTCCTAGAGATCCTTTGAGTGGTTATGTAATGCAACCACTTAATAGTAATACATCCGCATTCAAATTGAATGGTACATTCTACATCTATGATATTGAAAAAGTACAAGAATTTGTTAGAGGCGTCGATGATGGAATATACTACCTCACCCTTTTATATGCATCTGTTGCACCTTCAGCTGCTAATTTTAACGACAGAAAGTTCAGTCAAAATGTCAACGAAGTCTACCCTTCGTTTGACAGAGACAACCCTCTTGCTGACCCTGATCGTGCTTATTCCATCGCTGACAACGAAACTATCGGTCTCGTAAATGCAACGGATAATGCAAGTCCAACTCCAAATAAAGATCCTAAGAGGTCTATTACGAAAGAGGCAATTGTTAATCTTTTAACCGACACTGGTTGGGCAGATCCTTCTACTGAACCTGCGTATAATTCAGTTAACAAAACACTTTCTAGTGTTCAACTCACTGCTCGTTTTGGTGATGAAGAAACCAGAAAGATTAATATCAGAGAAAATGTTGCTGATAATTCGGTTGCACCGATTCCAATAGAACTTAGAAGGCATTCTATTATGCGTTCTGGTAATCACACGTTTGAGTATCTTGGTTTCGGTCCTGGTAACTACTCAACTGCATTCCCTCAGACACAAGTAGAAACTTTATCACAAGACCAAATTAAGTTCTCTCAGTCTATTAAAGAGGAAGCAGGAGTTGCATTCTATTCGGGTCTTAACTCTAATGGTGACCTATTCATTGGTAACCAGGTTATTAACCCTGTTACTGGTCAGATTACCAATGAAGATATTGCACAACTGAATGTTATTGGTGAAGAGAATACAACGATTGAGACATTCTCAGAGTTGGTTCTGACTGATAAACTCACTGTTATTGGTGGTGCATCTAACCAATTAGAATCTGTATTTGCTGGTCCTGTCACATTCCAAGGTCAGGTATCTTCCACTAGTAATATTATTGCTAGAAAGATTACTTATAATAACCAAGACGGCACGGTTATTAAATCTACTCTGTTAGCACCAGAAGATTCAAATGGTTTACCAAACTTTACTAATATCACTAACTATGACACACCTTCTGATGGTGATTTAGTTTATAATTCAACTTGGTCTCCTGGTAAATCTTTGGGGTGGATTTATTATGGTCAAGTTTGGAAAGAGTTTGGATTAACTGATATTGAGCAGATTGATATTCAAACATTTACTGACAATAATGGTGATGAGCAACAACACTTAGGTTTTGGTGTTGCTGCAAATACTTCATACCGTGCTAATCTAAAAGGTAATGTTAGAATTGATGGTAACTTAGTTACTACAGGTACGGGTGGTATTTCTGCTGACAAGTATGTCAGTCGCATATATCGCAATGGTGAAAATAATGGACCTGACGGTAGTATTTTGACATTCCCAATTACTACTTTTACTGGCGGTGTTCAGCACACTGCAACTTCTCTCTTAGTTATGTTGAATGGCGTAGTTCAAATTGGAGGAACTACTACTGAAGTTAACAGTGGAGATGCTAACTATTCTGTTGATAGTAATGCACAAAACATTGTGTTTGCTTCGGGTACTCCTCCTCAGGCAACTGATGTTCTTCATATTATTGAAATGCCTATCTAAATAGTATCGGAGCAACTTAGTTAAAAATGGCACTTACTAAAATCAGTGGAAATCAAATTTCCACTGCAACAATTGCAACTATGGATTCTCTCTCATTTTTAGATGGTGAGAGCATCTTAAAGTTACCTAATGGAACAACTGCTCAACGTCCAGGTTCTCCAACTCAGGGAACGCTTAGATATAACTCTGAGTTGAACAATAATGCTGGTGCTGCTGAAGTATATGTTGCCAATAATGGTACTGGAAATCCTGGTTGGGTTGCCGTAGGTTCTGGTGGCGCATCTTTAGGTAAAGGTGGTGTCATTAGAAGTAATCCCGACTTTATTGATGAAAATATTACTGTCGATCCATCTCTTGATGATAAATTCAAGAATGCATTTACCAGGGGTCCATTAGAAATTAGAGACGGTTTTACGGTTACTATTGCAGATACTGCTGATTGGCAAATTTGGGGTGGAGAACCAGCAGATCCGTTTCCTGGTGAAGTATTGGCGATGGGATATGCTCAGACACCAGCAACAAGATATACGTTGAACACTGACAATTTAAGCGATGCTGGCGCTACTATTCCTGATTTAGCAGTATCATTCACACCAACAAGAACGACTTCTAAGGTTATTATTACTGCTTCTATCAGTAATAATAATAGACACGTTTATTCATTTGGAGTAAAACGTGACGGTGTGTTACTGACGACTGGGGCAGCAAATTCCAACAACAGTAATTCTTCTGGTGCGGTAGTAACTGGTTATCATGGAGCAGACGTAGAAGGTGAGTTGACAACAACTACGTTTAGTTTTGAGGATACTTCGGTTTCTGCTGGAGATACTTATGTGTATGAAATTTGTGGCACTGCATCTTGGAGTGGAGGGGTTCGTGATCTTTTTATTAATGATAGACAGCAGAACGACATGAGAAGTATTTCTTCTATGACTGTCACTGAAATCATGGGTTGATAAATAAAGAGGGGAGTAATTAACTATTATGTCTAAAGTAAGAGCATCTTCTATTAAGGGACTTGGGGTAGCAGATGGTGGACCTTTTATTGACCTGAATAAATTCAGTCATGGTCAACCACTTGATATGGGCAATTCCAATATTACTACTGGAGTATTGACTATTACAAGAGTAAACATTACCACTGCAACTACTACTACAGTAAATGCTACAACCATGGTTGTATCTGAGGGTGCTGCAAATTTGAATGGTGATGAATTGCTAGTTCCCACTGGAACAACAGCAGAAAGACCTTCGTCGCCTACTCTTGGAAGTTTACGAGTAAATAGTGAACTAGGGCAAGTTGAAATGTATACCAATCAAGGTGGTCAAGGTAATGGTTGGGAAAAATTAGGATAATTATATTATAAATAAAAAAAAGGACGGACTTTTTCAGAAATAATTACTATGTCACAACTTAAAGTAAATTCTATTAAAGGATTAAATGTTCCTGCATCTGGTCCGCAGATTGACATCGGTAATACGGGAGATATTAGTCTAAATAACTCCAATGTAACTAATGTCAACCAGGCAACCGTAACTACAGCAAACATTACAACTAATAATGTAACAACAGAGAACGCAACAACTCTAAATGTTACTAATACATTAGATATGCGTACTGCTGAACAAATGTTAGTTCCTTCAGGAACAGATGCTGAGAGACCTGGATCTCCTTCAGTAGGAACAATTAGATATAATACTACCAGTGGTAAACCAGAATTCTATAATGGTACTACCTGGAAAAACTTCACTATCCAAAGATTTACTGAAGAACTGTCAGGAAGTTCTTGGACAGTTCCCTCTGGTGTTTCTGCTGTTGATGTTTTAGTTGTTGCTGGTGGAGGTTCTGGGGGTTCTGGAACTGGTGGTGCTGGTGGTGCAGGCGGTGCTGTATTTGCCTCAGGATTTCCTGTAACTCCTGGTGCTGCTCTTTCTATTTCGGTGGGAAATGGTGGTCCTGGTGGATACCAAGGAAGAGGAAATAGCGGCGCTAACAGTACATTTGGCACTATTACTGCTAATGGCGGTGGTGGTGGCGGTACGACTTATCCTCCTGCTCGTTCTAATGGAAGACCTGGAGGTAGTGGTGGCGGTGGCGCACAATATCCATCGGGTAGATATAATCTAGGTAACTCCACTCAACCTGCCACTCCTGTTGCTGGTGCTTCTGGATATGGAAATCCTGGTGCTCCTGGCGACCGTGGAGGCGGTGGTGGTGCTGGTGGCGCTGGTAGTGGCAACACTGGTGGTGCTGGCAGAACCTTTACTCTAGGTGAAGCCCAATACACCGTAGCAGGTGGTGGTAAAGGTCAGTCAAGAAGTCCAGCAGCGTCTCCAGGACAACGCCCAGGCGGTGGTGGTGGTACTAATGGCAATCGCGGTGCAGCAGGAACTGCTCGTACTGGCGGTGGCGGTGGTGCTGGATGGGATTACGGCGGCGGTCGTTCTGGCGCTGGCGGTTCTGGTATTATTGTTGTTTCGTATCTAAACTAATTTACAATCATGGCACATACATTCGGAGAAGAAAAAGAAGTCGTTTCTAAGATTTCTATTGATGGAGACTTCCTAGTATATGTTTATAAAAAGCATTACTATGAAGCAGCAGATGGTACTGAACTATTAATTTCGGATACTATGAATCAACCACTTGAACCTGGAGATGATTTGAGTGGTGATGAATGGTATATGACTGATGCGGTTCGTGCAATTTGTGCTCAACAATGGGATGAGGAATCAGTTGCTGAGTGGGAAGCAATGAGTGATGAAGAGAAAGACGTGCATCGTCAAACATCTGATTGAAGTTTGCATTGATATAATTCAATCATTTCTTTCAAATCATCTGATTTCAATTCACTATAATGTTCAATCATATTAGCAAGATTGATAAACATTAAATCTTTATTCTCACTTTTGAGAATAGTATAGTCTTTACTACGAAAATGGCAGAAGAGAAACACCAACTCTTCTGCCATTTCTCCTATGTAATATTTTACTGTTTCTCTTTCTACGGGCAATTCACAGTTGTATTCATCTGTACTATAAATCGAGTGAAATAATCCTGCCAAACAGACATATTCTGGTGCATCCATTCTCTTTAATATGGAATATGTACCAAACAAATGTGATGCTAAAGTTATATTACTATGGGGTATATTGGATGACATAGAGTAAATGTAATCTATGCATTCATTGGTACTTTTCATGAGAATGTGGTCACTGAAACTACTCTTCTATTATTGGAATGAAAGTTACTAACACTATGGAATATTGACCCAGGGAAGCACACTGCTTTATACCTCTTTGGTTTTATATTGCATAGAACATTTAGTTGATCGTATTCATCTACATTATAATTTAGTTTTTGATTGTCTCCAACTAACATTTTATCAAACAATAAGGTGCCACCACCCTCAAATTCATCAGTTAGATATATCAGTAAGTTGTAGTGATTGAATTTATGATCTACATGAGGTTCGATATAAGGATATGGTAAAGTCCAACCTTGAGTGGAATTTAGACAACTGCGATATATTTTTTCAACAGATTTGTTTAGATAAAGTGTGGAAAATCTTTCAACTATAGGTAATACCCAACTACTTAATGTTGAATTTGATATTGGTGTATAACTATCATCATCTAATGTATCTCTTCCAAAAATTACATGTGAGTAAAATGGAAATAATCCACCTACAGAGTTTTGTTGGTAAAACCAACCGAAGTCATTAGATAGTATATTATTTTCTACAATCTCAATTTCATCAGGATTTAGAAAATCTTCTGCTTCAATATATAATTCATTCATTAAAATGTCCTCCGAGACAGAAGTTAATCACAGACCTTATTCCTTGTTGTGGTAGTATATTAGCATGATAATTTCTACCATTAAATAACACAACACGTCCTTGTTTTGGTGTCACTGATTCAATTATATTATATTCTTTGAATGATGGTCTGTCATTGGATTCACTTTTCTTATCAAAAAATACAGTATCCCCATCAGAAGTAAGTACATAATACAAACAAACTAAATGGTCTTCATTTATCATATCAACATGTGGATTTGATAATCCCGAAGCACCTATAACAGGTTGCTGAAGGAATGTCCTAACAAAGTAAGTATTATTGATAGTGTAGTTTATATTTTCACATGCCATATGTGCTAGAGGCATAACAATATTGTATAGATGTCTATTGAAGATGTTCTCATCATCTACACTATACATCAAATTAGAAAATCCAGGCACATTAACAAAGTATTCTTCTTCTTGTTTTGGTGTATCCTCGGATAAGTTTTTGTAGAACCAATTAGTGTTTAATACTTCGTGCTTAATACATTCTTGATATGCATCAGATACAACGTTATCAATTACTTTCAGATTGAAGTTCATTTTTTAATTCATGCTTTAATGTCTGGAAAAATACCTCAAGTCTCATAACATCTGTTGTTATTCCAATAATAGGATATCGAATTGCTTGTTGACCTTCTCCCATAGTTAAATATCCCTGATTAACACAACGAATTCCACCATTTTCCATCCTTCTAACACACTCGCTATCTTGAATTGGAAATACAGGAACAGTTTTTAAGTTGTGTGCTATAAGTAACTCCTCAGATTCATCAAACATTCCTTTACTACGCAACCATTCTGCTGCTATATTTACTCCCTGTCTTTGATAATCATTTAATGCGTTTCCACCTTCAATAAGATCTTCTTGCTCTATGTTATTAAGTAATTCGTAATCAGGAATATCAGGAATCAAATCAGTATCTTTAATTTTCATGATGATGTATTCACAAACTCTTACTATATATTACCTTAAATTGAATGAGATTGCAATTTTTCTATGGGATTTCTGAGATTGTGTTCCATGAAGCATGTTACTCTTAAACATGATTAATCTCCCTGGTAAACATGGAATTGTATAATACTCAGAATTGAAAGTATTTGATGTTGTTGGTTTTCTATCCATCAAATCATTGGGATTATTAAAAAATGTAATCTCATCATCTGGATTACATTCAACATAGTATACACCAGAGATAAAACTGTCTCGATGATTATGGGGAAAAATATAACTATTCTCTCCACTAACATTAGTCCACATATTATGGAGAGACATATCTTCTATATCGGTATTGCTATAACCCAATTCTTTACAATATTCTAGTGCATTGATACATATATGCTTAACTAGACTTTGCATTTCTGGAAACTGTTGCAAGTTGCTCTCGGTTTTATGTGTAGAGGGGACGTTTAGTAAGTCATTACTTTCTACACTGTAAGTATCACATATGTCTATGCAAAATTGTGACAGAGAGGGCAACTCATCCACCAGGATATTATCTACCATCCAAATAGTCTTAGGAAATATTGTATGAATCATTGACGAATAATGTATTCAAATGTATAATACATATAATATCTAGCATACAGTAAGGAATGGCACAAAATATGGTATGGTGGCAAACTACAATGCCATCTGAACTAATTGATATTGTATCTAAAACTTTAAGCAGTAATGATAATCAGTTTAGCACGGCAGAAACTACAGGCGGAGTTAATCTAAAAATCAGAGATAGTAAAACTATTTGGATGGAAGAAGCACATTGGATTACAGGATTGTGCTGGCACTATATCATGATGGCAAATAGAGAAAACTTCTTATATGACATTGATAGAGTTGAAGGTGGTACTTTACAATATACTTCTTACGAACCAGGAGAATACTATCATTGGCATGTAGATGCTGATATACTAAGTTCCCGAGTACCCAACTTAACAAATCCAGATGTTGAGTTTGTGCAAAGCAATATCGAAAATATTCGTAAGTTAAGTATTATTGTTCAGTTGTCTGACCCAGAAGAATATAGTGGTGGAGAAGTACAACTTCAATATAGTGATAGGTCTACAGGTTTTATACCAAAACAAAAAGGAACTGTGATTGTATTTGATAGTAGAACTTTGCATAGAGTCAAAAAGATTAAAAGTGGGAGAAGAAAATCCTTAGTTGGGTGGGTTACAGGACCGAGGTGGAAGTAATGGCAATTCAAAAAGACTGGTCTGTTGTTAAATTATCCATGATTGCAGACCCCTCAAAATATATTGAGCAACCTCCATGGGTAAGGGGTTCATTAAACTATCACTCGCCAGGTCACGTTACATATAATAATGAAGAAGGTCAGGTAAATGGTAGTTTTTCTCGCTACAATTATCCTGCATATAAAGAACTGCATTATCACATTAAAGGTGTTGTAGAGAAAGTAATTGGGGAACAATTATATCCAACATATTATTTTGACCGATTCTATTTCAAGGGGCAGGAATTAGTGCCACATAGAGATAGACCAGCATGTGAGATTAGTGTTTCGTATCATATATCAGACAACATAGATTATGATTGGCCAATATTTTTTGAAGCAGAAAATGTCCCTAGAGTATCACTAACATGCCTACCTGGAGATGGTGTTCTTTATAGAGGATGTGAATTGACACATTGGAGAGAAAAACTAAAAGGAGATGCAAACACATATTTTCATCAAGTGTTTTTCCATTATGTGAGAGCGGACGGCAACTGTGTCCACCATGCTTATGACACTTGCAACTAGTGGTACACGGGGGTTGCATTCCCCCCACCACCATGCTATATTACATAGGTAATCAATCATAGGACCATGCCTCAATTCACTCTCATCTGTACTGATGAAGATTCTACAGTGACAACTAAAGAATTTGAAGCAACAATCCTAGAAGATGTTGTGGACAAAACAGAAGACTTCTTAAAAGGTGTCGGATATTGTTTCGAGGAACTTCACACTCAGGTATATCCTATTCCTGAAGTAGAATCATACGAGGATGATGATTTGCTTCACCTCTACAATCAAAACGACAACTGAATACATAGTATTGTAAATTTATTTCAGATACATTTTCATTACAATGGGCAAGACATTTCGACGTGGTGGAGATGAAAGAGGTTATTACTCTTTCGGAAAATCTATCAGAGACAAGCGTCAACGTGGCGGAACCAATCGCACAAACTGGGGAGATGACAGCAACTTCGATGACTACCAAGAAAAGAAAAAAGCAGGAAGAAAAAAGTTCGATCCTGAACTTGACAACGACACTGGATGGTATTGACATCGAAAAGGAATTTGAAATTGTCGAGTTCGATGACTATTCCGAAGTAGATTACGACATGGACTACACCTCACAATACTAATCCAATGGACTTTGAAAACGAATCACAAGACATTAAGTTCAACCGAGGACTTGATTTGTTCATGGAATCTGTCCTTAAACCAGACAGTAAATTGCGTGAGTGTGCTCACAATCAAAAATGTTACACCGAACTGATGTATGTCCGTTCCTATGTTCTTGACTATCTAAAAACTCTAAGACGAGACGACTGATGCAATTTCTACACTCACCAATCCTTGACAGGGATGAGAAGATGGTATTAAAAGATGCGTTGATTTTGTATGTTTCTGACATGCAAAAACGGTACTACGCTGATGGTGTGATTCCTGAAGATGCTTATCT